GAAAAACGCGAAACGATACATAAGGATAATCCGGGTAGTGGCTGGACTACTTTCTCCATTGGGCAAAAGTCCGCTACGATTTCGGTGGATGCTTTCTACAATACCGATGCGAATACAGCCTATAGCGACCGGAAAGACCCGGACGACATTGCAGCGCTATTCATTAATGAAACGCCTTTTGAGTGGCAGTTTCGCGCCGCTTCAGGGGATGATATGTATAGCGGTTCAGGCTATGTAACGGAGATGAGTATAGACTCACCTGTAGAAGATAACGCAACCTACTCGATGACAATTGATGTAAATGGGGCGGTGACGATTGGTAATTATTAAACAAAGATGAAAAAGGATGTACACGAACGTAACGATTGATGGCACAGACTACCCTGTAAGTTTCGGAATGAACGCACTTGCAAAATTCACCCGGAACGCGGGGTTGAGCTTAAAGGAATTAGGTAATCTTGATGAACATTTAGACTTAGAAAATACACTAATCCTGGTATGGTGTGGATTGGCTGACGGTTTCCGCAAAGCCCGAAAGGACGGAGCGGCAACCGGTCAATTCACGCTCGCCGTTGAGGACGTGGGCGATTTGCTCGACCAAGACAGCGAAGCCCTTTCAAGGATTATGGACGTTTTCAATGTCGCAATGCCGGAGCCGGGAAACGTGAAAAAGCAAGCACCGAAGAAACGACGAACAACAAAGAAACAAGCTGGGCAGAGCTAGAAAAGTTGGCGTTGGGTAGCTTGCGTATGTCGGAACAAGAGTACAACGATACGACATTGCGCAGATTGCAGTATCGAATCGAGGGATTCTTTGAAGTGGAGAGCCGCCGCGAGCGCTACGAATGGGAGCGCGTAAGGTGGCAAAGTGCTTTAATACTGCAAATGTTTGCTAAGAAAGGACGTAAGATCAAGCCGCAGGACATCACTATTTTCCCTTGGGAGAAAGAAGCAAAAACGATACCGGCAGGGCGCAAAATGTCGCCCGAAGAGATCAAATCTAAGTTTGCGGAAACAGACAAAAGAATGCGAGAAAAATGGCAAAAAACAGGCTGAATATAATTCTTGGCGTTGATGTTAAGCAGTTGGAAAGGCAGCTTAATCAGGCGCAAAGGAAAATGAAACGTTTTGCATCTGGATTACAATCAACAGGGCAGACGCTTACGCAGTCGTTAACTGTTCCATTAATTGGGATCGGTGGAGGTGCTTTAGCCGCATTTGGACAGATTGAAAAATTAGAAAAAGGACTTACCGCAATATTAGGGCCGGGGGCTGATGTACGGAAAGAATTAGAGGCACTCCGAGAAGCCGCCGAAGCGCCAGGCCTATCTTTTGAGCAAGCCGTAAAAGGTTCTATACAATTGCAATCGGTGGGGTTCTCTGCCGAGCAAGCAAGGAAAAGTATAAGCGCACTAGGTACAGCCGTAGCACTGACCGGAGGGAGTGCAATTGAATTGGCATCTGTCACTAAGCAAATAACACAAATCAACGCTAAAGGCCGGATACTACAAGAAGACCTAGGGGTCATTCAAGAGAACGCGCCCGCCATCGGCATCGCGCTAAAGGAAGCGTTTGGTACGCAAACCGCCGAAGGACTCCAAGCGCTCAATATATCAGCCGCCGAATTCACGACTAGGTTGACGGCAGCAATTGAAAACAGTGAAACATTCCAGGGCGTTACCGGAGGATTAGCAAACGCTTTTGAAAACTTCCGAAACAATGTAAAGTTTGCGGCGGCTGAATTAGGCCGGACAATAGCAGGCACTGTAAACCTGGAGGATATTATGAATAAGTTATCCTCTGCCGTTTCTCGCGGTGTTAATTTCTTTAAATCACTTACGCCAGAAGCACAAAGGTTCATTATTATAGCCGCAACGGTGGCCGCTGCTATCGGGCCGGTACTCATTGTATTAGGTAAGCTTATTGCAATCGGGCCAATATTGGTAGGGGCGATTAAAAGCATTGTAGTTGCTCTGCGTGGATTAGGTGGCGTGGTGGCGCTTATTACTTCGCCGGTCACATTAGTTACATTAGGTATAATTGCTTTGGTTGCTGTTATTGTAGCGGCAAATGAAAAGTTCTTAGGTTTTCGCAAAGTGCTAAATGGGGTTATTGATTTTCTGTATGAGTTTTATAGAATAATAGTAGAACTTGCTAAGCCCATAGGCAACCTCGTAAGCGGATTAGGGAAGTTCTTTAACCGAGACTTTGCGGGTGCTGCTGCCAATATTACGGCGGCGTTTAAAAGGGAAATTCCAAGTATTACGGATGTAGGGCAACGCCTCGGATTGGCTTTTGCTGGCGGGTTCGCTGATGAAACCAACCGAGTAGATGGATTTGTTGAAAATTTAAAAAGCAAGATATTCAATCAGGTGCAAGACATCGCACCAATATTGACGACACCTACCCTACCGGATTCCGCACCCGATGCGACCGGCGGAGCTACCGATGCAACGCAAAAAATAACAGTCACACCCGAAATACAATTTTTAGACGCTGACGTGGAAGGATTGGGCGAGTTTGATTTTAGTATAGACGAAACAGCGGTGTTTACATTAGACGCATACCGCGAAGGGCTGGAAAAAGCAACCGAAGCGTCTAGGCTATTCGGTGCTACTGCTGGCGAAGTGCTACAGGAAAAGCTGAACTATACAGTCACTTCTGGACGAAGGTTACTTCTGGACGAAGGTTACACTCCACAAAGTGAAGCGGTGCAGACACTGATGGAGCAATACAATTCACTTGGCAGTGAGTTGGATATTCTTAACGAGAAGCAAGGACTTTTTGCACAACAGATACAAGCAGTTTCTGGTGTAGTTGGCAGTGTTCTTACAAGCGCTTTTGATGGGTTCTTTCAGATCATCGAACAAGGAGGAAAAAACGCTTTTGAGGGATTTGTTCAGGGTGCAAAAAAAGCGCTCGTGAACTTAGTTAAGCAACTAACGATAACATTGGCGAAAGCGGTTGCAGTGGCTGCCGTTATGTCAATTATCTTTCCCGGTTCAACCGCAACAGCAGGAGGATTTAAGGCCATATTTGGCAGCGTTTTTTCTGGAATACCTCTCGCCACAGGTGGCATCATCCCTCCCGGCTACCCTAACGACACTTTTCCGGCTCGATTATCTTCAGGGGAGGCCGTTATTCCGCTTGACAAATTAAACAGATACACAGGTGCAGGTGGCGGTACGTTGGAGGCCCGGATCAGTGGCGAAGACTTGTTGATATTAATGAAGCAAACAGAAACCAAATATAATAGATTTTCATAGATGGCAATACGGCTTAGTTGTACGTTTTTTTCAAACGAAAATGAAACCTCTTATACAATAGAGATTCATGATGCCGCCTATTCGGGGAGTGTTATTGATTTTCGCACAGATGATAAAGGTTTTGAAATATCGTACTCAGGGGAAAAGCAACAGCTAAGAGCACCAATTCTAACATCAAAATGCGACGTAAATATTTACGTCGAGAATCAAGATATTCAAGATTTAATAGACGACCTAAACAGCGCCTACGAAGGTCAATTTAGATTACTAATTAGCACAAGCAGCGCGGAAAGATGGGTAGGAATCATTTTGCCAGACTTGGTAAAATACGAAGATAAGCCCTTTGCAATTCTCCCGATATTCCGCGTAACCGCAACGGATGGAATTAAGCGATTACAAACTATCGCTTACAAGGACACATCTGGCCCCTATTCAGGAAGCAAAAGCGTAGTAGAACACCTTTCAAATATTGTCGGCAAAATTGGAACTGCTGATTTGATTACCACTAATGCATGGGCGATGGTAGTGGCTACAAATTGGAAGCCCGCCTCAATTAAGGCTGGCGACGTGATGGCAAACACTTATTTTGAACACCGCGCATTGTATCAGGTAGACGACAAAGGAGAGTATAAGTATAGCAGCGTCTACAGAGTATTAGAGCAGCTTTGTTTAGTTTTTCATTGTCAGTTCAAGATGGTGAATGGCTCCTTTTTTTTCACGCAACATAATTACCACGAAAGTTCAAGTTTCACGACTTACCTATATACCGCTGCCGGATCGCTCGTAATATCTGGATCGTTGGCAATGGATAATACAGTATCTACCCTATTCACAGAAAAATATGCGGGTGGCTTTTACTCCTTTTTTCCGGCCCTGAACTACGCCCAAGTGAACTATGTACATATGGGCTTTTCTAATATTGCGCAGGGGTACATCTGGGATCATACCGACCAGCCAACAATACCGGAAAGCCCGACATCGTATGACGTATCAGACGGGACTGGTTTTTTAGTTAGTTCAAATTTTTACTACTCGTTGGTAGTTACCGGAAACAGACCAGCGTTCATGAAGTTCAATATTACGCTTCAGGTAGATACTAACTACCTGAAGCGAACTACGAGTTTCACTGGCTTCGGTGCAACAACGGAGCAGGCGCAAGAAATTAGCGCCACCGTCGCAAACTACGAGCTAATTATCCCGGTTGACGTAACAGTACCGGGTTCACCGTCGCAATTCCTTGGCAGTGGGAACATTCCAATCTCATTTCAAACTATCCCATTTTCTACTGGCGGCGACGTATCTTTTACGATTTCGTATGTAGGCAGTTATGACACTACCGGCACAATTGTAAGCTCAGGAATTACTGGCCTTAACTGGTCGTTTTTTAATTTGCAACTTTCGCCGCTTCCCGGTGGTGAATTATCCCAATGGTCAAACACGCGAAAAGTAATAGGCATAAATGCTACGTCAGGCAACACAGAGAAAAGAGTAATTAATTCAGTTATAGGTCAGGAGTTCGGGTACGGAGTACTGAAGATCGACGACGGCAGTGTTTTTATTGATGGCGTAGATTGGGGCTTAGGTGCTACCGCTTCGCAGAGCTTGGAAGTACTGCTGACAAAAGAGATAATAAGAACGCAGAGTGTACCGATTAAGACGCTACGCGCTACCATAAAAATGTCGATGACGAACATCCACCAAACGATGGTTCACAATTCAAACAGGTGGATACTGCACAAAGGAAAATTTACGGGAAATCTTGATCAGATGGCAGGTGAATGGTACTTACTAGACACCACGGGTACAACATCAAGCAGCGAAGAACTGGACGAGATTATAGGTGCAATAGATAACGAAGGAAACGACATCAATACACAGATTCCGGTAATAGAAGGAGGTACGCCAGTTATTAACGCGCCACCCGGACAGTCAGAAACCACTTCGGTACTAGACGCACTTTTTCCCCGGACTACCGCAGACATAGACGAAGCATCAACCGTCACCACTATTCCGATCACAGCGCGAACAGTAGACGGAGAGTACAAGGTCGGGCAGATTGTGACGATTATTAATCAGTTTACAGGTGCGCAGCAAGATTTCACGATTACAACCGAAAGTCAAACCAGCGATACGGTTTTGAATGTAACCAGCGATACCGCCGATTTCTTTTTTACGGAGGGTTCATGGATCGTAACGAGTCAGGAGCAGACATTAAGTAGTGGAGGCTCGACAGCCTTTTATCGAGAAGAATTTACAACACACGCAAGCACCACGATAACCGTAACGGAAAACAGCGGAAACTTACCGACCAATGCCGCAGCGATCCGGGTGTATTACGATACAGGACAGCTTATTTCTAAAAATTATTGGAGTCATTCGGGTAGCGTGATTACGCTTACATTTACGCCGCCTGGACAGCAATCAATATGGGTAGAATTTAACGTATGATGAAGAAATATTTTCGCATATCCTTTTTCTCTTTTGCAGTCAGTCGCCGATCTGATTGGCGCTGGCTGCAATTCGCATTAATAGCCATAGTGCTAACCTCCTGTACTGTGCAGATGAAAGTGAAAGAGGTTACTTCGCTTCCGGTGCCTAAGCAGCAAGTCGAACGAACACGCAGCGCCGCCGCACCCTGGCCCCGATTGTTTTGGGAGCAGATCGAAGCTGCCGACACGCTTGGCGCAATTGCGGTAGCGGATAACGATGGTAACGGCTATTGGTCGGACTCGCTTAGGTGGGAAAGTGGCGTATTGAAATTAGGAATTGATACCGCAGCAACACGTGCCTATGCTCGTAGTGTAAGCGCAGGAGGAGGAAGTACACAAGACTTGTTTTCGCAATTCACAGACGTATTAGGCTTCTCCCCTGCCGTAGCCGACGATCCAAACGACGTATTAACGTTCAGGAGTCCTAATAGTACTATTTCGTTTTCGGCTTGGAATGATGATGCGACTTATGGAGATTACTTAGCTTTTGACCTTGCGAGTAATGCGGTAAGTTGGTCGAGCTTGAAAGCAGCTGTGCAGGATTCAATACAGTTAGAGCGCGGCGCTGATGGAAACGGCGTTTTTGATGTCAGCAATTCTGGATCATCTGTGCCTGATAATATGACACTCGACGTAACAGACGAAATAATTTTTTCTACGGAAAACATTGATCAAAACCCCGTGATGGTTTTTGACTATGATGCAGGGGGTTCATATTCTACGCCGGGGTTCATTGAATTTAATTTGAATGAAACAACGGCCCCGTCTTTGGGTACGATTTCAGACCTTGTGACGCTTGATAACGCGGGAGTACAGAAGTTCTATTGGCGGTACGTTTCGACAGCCTCAGCAGAACAAATAACGCTCCAATCTGAATCGGGTGTTAGTTTGTCTATTGGCAGCGGTGACGATTTTACGCTTTCGTCTGATGCCGATTTGATTATTGGCGACGGTGGCGAAACTGATATATTAGTTAACTTTTCTTCTATCCAAAACACCCCGGCAATTGACAATATCATGGTACTTGACAGCAGTACGAATGTATTAGGGTCTCGGGATATTTCGACACTTGGAACAGACGACCAAACAATAGATGTCTTTTCTATTACTTCCAACACTTTGAATCTATCTTTAGAAGATGATGCAGAGGCAACTAAAACCGTTGACCTTTCGCCCTACTTAGATAATACAGATGCGCAAACGCTTTCTTTTTCT